ATCTCAAAGTCCAAGTTCTTTTTCAGTAATTATTTTAAACTGCCATCCGTGTTCTTTACAGAATAGGTCGGCTGCTCGCCATTTTTCTTGGTTAACGGCATAGGTCATGGCTTCTTGGATGAATCTTTTTGTTTGGCGTTTCTGTGTTGGTTTCTGAGTTTGTTTGTATGGTTTCACCTCTAGAACCACAGTAATTTCTTTATTGTCTGCCTGTTTTAGGCGAACAATAAAGTCAGGAAAATAACGATGTACCTTTTGGTCTATTGGTGACCGATATGGAATTGGCAGCTCTTCGGAGACCCACCACAGAACACTTGGATGGTCGTCTAAATATTTCATCACACGCAATTCCCATGACGACCGGTAGACGATGCTATTGGCATCGCCCTTGTATTTGTTTGGGTTTTTTGGCTTAAACCATCCTTTATATGACATAAATACTATCTATCTCACTTCAAAGGAATAAACATGTCTTTATTTGGTTTTGCAAATATTGAATTTAAAAAAGAATCAAAACGAGGGCCATTAGCTTCTTTATATCAATCGCCATATAAAACTAGAACATTAAGATTTCCTGAAGATATTGGTAATGCCGATAAAGGGCATTACATGTTAATTTATATTCAAAAACAAAAAACATCCTCATTAACAGATTCTCCAGAGCAAGGATCTTTTTCTGCCGGAGTTTCATCACTATTAGACCCTTCTTTAAATAGAGTAAATGTTTCGGATTCAATAAAACAAATAAGTGGAGGAGCTTTAGCTACAAAATTAAGAGATAGTGCTGCGGCTGGAATAGATAAACTTAATAACATCTCTGGAGGAGCGGTAGATTCTTTCGCCACAGGAGTTAAACAAATATCAACAAATTTAGGCACAAATGTATCAACCATTTTAGATGCAAACGGGCCAGCAACTCAAAGCATAATTAATAGAAATTTAAAAAATTTACAATTAAATGGCGGTAAACTAAAACAAGTAACAACCACAGGCGATGTTATTGCTTTGTATATGCCAGACACTTTACAATTTGATACTCAACAAAACTATAATGATTTATCACTAACATCATCTTTGGGAGGTTTGGTTGGAGTGGCTTTAGCTGAGCAAGTAGCGGCAGGTGGTGATGTGGGTAAAGCAGCTGATTTAGCAAAAGCGGCTATATCTAGATTTGCAACAAATACAAATGACTTATTAAGAGCAGGAGCATTTCTAGGTCTAGGTGCTGTTGTCAATCCTATGTTAGAGGTAATTTACTTGTCTCCAGCGTTTAGAAAATTTGATTTTCAGTTTAAATTTTATCCAAGAAATGAAGGAGAAGCTTTAGAGGTTCAAAAAATTATAAATTTACTACAATTTCACCAAGCGCCAGAGTTAAACAATGATGGTTCCTCTCTTTTATTAATACCTCCATCACAATTTGATATTAAATTTTACTACTCAGGAAAACAAAACTTAAATGTTCCTCAAATAGGAAACTGTGTGTTAAAAAGCATACAAGTAAATTATGCGCCAAATGGTTGGTCTGCATATGAAGTTCCTGGTGAAGATACTTCTGTTGGTGGTACCGGTATGCCTGTTGGTATTGAAATGACTTTATCTTTCCAAGAAGTAGAATATTTAACAAAAAATATTCCAGACGCAACAGCAAAAAATTCAGAAATTTCTTCAGCTTATAATATGGCCGAATTTGGTAACGCAGGAGTTGATTTCCGTCAAGAATAAAAAAAACAATTATGTCAAAATATTTTAATTATTTTCCAAAAACATTTTACACTAGTAATAGTGATAGTATTGGTGTAGATTCTGTTACGAACATTATAGCTCGTTTTGCTTTTGAAAATTCTTTAAAAGAAAATTCTATTGCTTTTTATCCATATCAGGTTCAAGATAGTGATACTCCTGAAATTATTGCTCATAAATTTTATGGTAATTCAGAAAGACATTGGATAGTTTTATTGTTAAACGATATCATTGATCCACAATTTGATTGGCCAATCAAAAGTGATAATTTAATTAAATTTATTGATGAAAAATATACGGCCAATGGAGCGGCAAACACTCCAGCACAATCAGGTTTAGCTTGGGCTATTAGTGAAAACAACATTCAAGGCTACTTTAAAGTAATTACAACCACCGCAAATGATGGTACAATCACAACAGAAAAAATTTCTTTGGATGGTAACACTTATGCCAATGTAGCTGCAAGTTCTATTTCTAAAACAACACAAGCTGGTGAAGTTGTTAAAATTGTAATAACAAAAGAAACACAGTCATACTATACCTATGAACAAGAGCAAAATGAGTCCAAAAGAGATATTAAATTATTGAAAAAAGAATTTATTTCTGAGGTTGAAAAAGAATTTAAAAAAGTTTTATCATTATGAGTTTATCAATTAAAAATTCAACACAGTATAAAATTGATGAGGTTATTCTTGTAACTAAAGGCGGAAACATTGACATTAGCCAAATATTTACAGAAATTAATATTTTTGATTCAATTTTAATGCCTGTAATGAGTGGAAATATTTTAATTCGTGATTCTTTAAATTTGTCTGGTCAAATTTTGTTTGATGGTTCGGAGTCATTATTATTAAGTTTTAAAAAAGATGAATCTTCTAGCGATTTTGCTTTCAAAAAAGCGTTCAGAATTTATAAACAAACAGATAGAATTTCTGATGGACCAGCTACAGTAAAATATATTCTTCATTTTGTTTCTGATGAATTAATATATTCAGACCAACAAAGAGTTAATCAGTCATATGAAGCATCCTATTCGGATATTGTTAAAAATATTCTTTTGAATTATTTAAAAATTTCTAAAAATAACCTTGGTGGAATATACGAAAGTTCTTTTGGTATTAAAAGTGTGGTCATACCAAATTTAAGACCAATAGAGGCAATTCAATGGTGTGCAAAGCGAGCTATTGATGGCAACAACTCGGCTAATTTTCTTTTTTTTCAAAATATAACCGGATATAATTTTGTTACTTTATCTAAACTTCTCACGCAAGGAGAAGTTTTGAACATTGAATATAGAACAAAAAATTTAGAAGGAAGCAATTCAATTGAAGAAATGTCTGGTGCAAGATATTTAGAAGTTTTAACTTTGAATGACAACATTGATAGAACTCGTTCTGGTGTTAACGCTGGTAAATTTATAGGTTTTGACCCCATCACGAGAACAATTATAACAAAAAATATATCTTACGGCGACCACTATTCAGGAATAGAACATGGCAATAAAACAGCAAACTTTACTTCAATTCAAAGCCGAAATGGATTGAAAAATTTTGAAGCTTATAATTCTAGAAAAACAATTAGTATTTTTGGCTATGCAAAACAATTTAGTCAATATATTAATAAAAATGATCCATCTTCAATCTCAAAAGAAGAAGATTTTGAGAATTGGGCTTTTCAGAGAAAAGCTATTTTTAAGAATTTAATGTCTAAAAAATTAAAAATTGTAATGCCTGGTAATTTTCAATTATCTTCAGGTTTTAATGTAAATGTTAAAGCGCCTCAAATAGGAATTTTAAATAAATCTACAACAGAAGATGATAAGAGTATTAACGGAAAATATTTAATTATTGCTTCAAGGCATATTATTAGTTTTGAAAAACACGAAACTATTATTGAGGTAGCATCAGATTCTTCTACAACAGATTTTATTTCTGCGAGTAGCCAAGAACAACAACAAGAAATTTTAGAATATGGCACAATATGATTTCCGAAGATAATAAAGATTTTGCTGGAAAAAATGGTTTTACTTGGTTTATTGGTATTGTAGAAGATAGGCAAGATCCACTAAAACTTGGCCGTTGTCGTGTTCGTTGTGTTGGTTGGCATGCTGAAGATAAAATGCAGCTTCCAACGGAGATGTTGCCTTGGGCCATGGTTACATATCCCATAAACAACACAAACACATATGCACCAAAAGAAGGTGATATGGTGTTTGGATTTTTTGCAGACGGAGAAAGCGGACAAAATCCAATTGTGATGGGTTCTTTTCCTAGTATTCCATTAAAAGCAGGAAATTCACAAGAAGCTTTTAGTGATGGAAGAACTGATGCACAATTAGCAACTGCACCAGTTAAACCATC